ATTGTCTGAAGAACTTTCAGAAGATGTCTTGAAAATCGTTAAAATGGATGTTGATGAAAATCCAAACACAGCTCGTGCTTTTGGAATCATGTCTATCCCAACCCTTCTCTTCAAAAAAGACGGCCAAGTGGTGAAACAAGTTGCAGGTGTTCATACTGCAGAACAAATCAAGGCTATCGTTGCTGAATTGAGTTAAAATCAATACACTCCTGTGAGTAAAATGGGAGTGTATTTTAATTTTTAAAGAAAAAGCCCTGTTCCTCAAGATAAGGAGCAAGGCTCTTTTTATTTTCGATTATTCTTCTGTTCCAAGAAGGGTTTTGGCAACTACAGCTGCAAGAAGGCCACCAACAATTGGTGCCAAGATGAAGATCCAAACTTGTTGCAAGGCTACACCACCTACAAGAAGAGCTGGAGCCAAGCTACGAGCTGGATTAACTGAGAGGCCAGTGATATTGAGACCAACCAAGATCATCACTACCAAAGTCAAAGCAATTACAAGACCAGCGATAGAGCTGTTCCCTTTGCTTGAAGAAGTTACAGTCATGATAACCAAGACAAACAAGAAGGTTGCAATGACTTCAAATAAGAAGCCACCAAAGACGGTTACACCATTTGCCAAGGCATTTTCACCTAGGCTGGCAGTTGGCATACCTGAGTTAGCCAAGAGGAAGTATACTGTCGCTGAAGCAATAAAAGCCCCAAGAACTTGTGCAAGGATGTAGTTGACAAGATCCTTAGACGATAAACGCTTGTTTGCAAACATAGCAATAGATACTGCAGGATTGAGGTGAGCTCCGGAAATCGTACCGATAGAGTAAGCAGCAGCAACGATTGACAAACCAAAGGCAAGGGCAATTCCAAGATGACCAAGGCCCTCTACACCATTACCAAAAACAACTGCGCCTGTTCCTACAAACACAAGCATGAATGTACCGATTAATTCAGCAAAAAACTTTTTCATTTTCTGTCTCCTTTTTCTAAAACTAAGCACTAGTCTATCAAAAGAAGTAATCGGATTCAAGAAAAGTGACTTGAAAATTTTTTGAAAATCATAAAACGACTAGCTTATCCTTAGTATTGAAAAGATTGAATAGATTTTCTCAACTCGTTTTGAGAAGGACCCTTTGCTTTATTTAGTGCTATCATTTTAATAGACAAGATTTGAAATTTAAAAATGGACAAAACACAACACTGCTTGACTTTAGAGCAAACAAGTGACTTTATGTTTAGCGATTAAAAAGAAGCTAAGTTTCAAACAAGAAGGGAATAGAAACTATATTTTTTATAATATTTTAGAATTTATTTATATAAAAAGTCATTAAGTTTAGCAGTTGCTCTTGTTGGATGTTCGTCTAAATCGACTGATACTGCTAAAAATGCATTATATCACAAGACAGATGTGACTGGACCTGCTGCATCATTTGATTGGAATGCAAAAGTTGGCCCTGTTTCCTATGAGAAAACGTATGTTGAAACAAATAGTGGAAAGGAAGTCACTACAACCTTAGATGGTGTTAAAAAGGCGGCTGACGATCTTGAAAAAAAGAAAAAGGAGATTACCAATCCCAAGGTACAAGCGGCTTTGAAATTAGTAGATGCTGTTTTTGTTAATCAAAAGAATTTCGATTTGGTTTTAAAATCAAGAGGCGCTAGCAATCAAGAAGAATTTTTTGATAAGTTATGGAATGATGTCATAGCTCCTGTATTGTCTGAACGTTATGCAACTTTTTCAAAGGATACAGTTTTTAAGTATAAGGGAGAAAGTTACCCACTCAAGGTATACGCGCCAATGTTTTTCAAGGTAAACACTAATGCCTTGGGAAAAGCTGGAGCATACACTCTTGAAGATTACAAAGTAGAAGGCGATATGGTCTATTTGAAATTTAAGGCTCCATCTGTAGATGTCTATCAGTACGAGGTTAAGGCATCTTATCATCAGGATAATCAAGAATTCTTCCAAGGCTTGATAGATGAACACAATAAGGTTGTTGAAACCAACTATTCTAAAGGCTTGATTATTCGATTTGTCTACCAGTTAGCTGCTCTAGATTTTAAAGCAGATAACTATGTGAATTTACAGGGAATGGATTATTATGACACTAGTACTCATTATTTGGCAATTAAGGTTGATAGTAAAGGAAATGCTAAGATAGATAAAGAAAATATCGCTAATCTTTTACAAATCAATATGAAACCAGCGAATGAAGCTAATAAAGGTAAATTCGAATAAGCTGCTACCAGAGTCTTGAATGGACTCTTCGAACCCGCATACTCCAACCTCTTGCTAGTTGGACATTTAGTAGATGGAATTTTTCTAAATTGCAAAAAAATCACCCGTTTCAGGTGATTTTTTGTGTAGTCTGGTTTTAGATGATAAATACTCTTAAATCCATCATAGGTAA